TCCGTGACGTTGATGTCCCGGGTGGTGCCATCCGTGATGCTATTACTTTCATTCCTTACAAAGAGCCGTCATCGGTACTGTACCAACTACTCGGAAACATCGTTGATGAAGGAAGAAGAATAGGATCGGTAGCCGATATACAGGTTGGGGACATTAACGCCCAAGCACCTGTAGGGACAACACTTGCATTGATGGAAAGATCTATGAAAGTTATGTCTGGTGTACAAGCCAGACTGCATGCCGCACTGAAGAACGAGCTTAGATTATTATCAAATGTAATTAGAGATTATATGGATGGCACTTATGCATATGAGATGGAAGGTGAGTTTGACAGAACAAAAGACTTTGATGATCGAATAGATGTAATACCAGTATCAGATCCTAATGCAGCAACCATGTCACAAAGGGTTATGCAATATCAGGCTGCACTGCAATTAGCACAACAAGCTCCACAACTTTATGACATGGGCAAATTACACAGACAGATGCTAGAAGTTCTTGGTATACAAGATGCTAAATCTATAATTAAATTACCAGATGATATAAAGCCATCCGATCCTGTTACAGAAAATATGGCAATATTAAAACAAGAGCCAGTAAAAGCATTTAAATATCAAGACCACGAAGCCCACATTAAAGTTCATATGGCAGCAGCAAATGATCCAAAGATAAAAGAGATGGTTGGTCAGTCACCATTTGCAGGAGCAATACAGGCAGCTCTATCAGCACATATAACAGAGCATGTAGCTTTTCAATACAGAAAAGAAATAGAAAAGAATCTTGGTGTATCTATGCCTAATGAAGAAAAACCATTACCAGAAGATACAGAAGAAGAGTTATCCAGAGTTACAGCAGAAGCGGCAGAGAAGTTATTAAAACAGAACACTGCAGAAGCTCAACAGAAGGAAGCTATGAAGCAACAACAAGATCCTTTAACTCAGATACAGCAAAGAGAACTTGCTATAAAAGAACAAGAGCTAGAGCATAAGAAACAAATGGATTTAGCTAAATTAGAACTAGAAGCACAGAAAGCTGCAATAAACGAGAAGATACAAACTGAACGACTTGACTCTGAGAATCAGCGTGAGGGTGTAAGGATAGCGGCTAAACTGGCAACTGATGCATCTAAGGATCAAAAAGAAGAAGCTAGGATCGTAATGGATGCAGCAAGGCAGCTACAAAATGAGTAGAAACGAAACTGTTTATACACCAATATTAAAAAAAGTTGAGGAAGAAATAAATGTTATCTCTGACTATCTTTCATCCGGCAGACCTAATAACTTCGAGGAATATCAAAGACTTGTCGGAAAAATCGAAGGTCTGTCAATTGCAAGAGAATTGCTGCAGGAATACGAAAAAAGATTTATTGAGGATTAGGTCTTCCCTATTTGTCAATAGTTGTGTATATTTAAAATAGCAAGAATCAGGCGTTGAAGCCTGCAAGGTGACGGTGAACCTAAATCACTGCAAAAGGAACAGAGATGTACTCTGCAGAAAAGATCAAGTTAGAAGAAGAAGTTACTCGTAAATTACCCGAACCAAAAGGTTACAAACTTTTAATAGCGATACCCAAGATGGAAGAAAAAACACAGGGTGGAGTTATTATTCCAGATAAGTTAAAAGGTTTAGAACAAACCGCTTCAATCGTAGGATTGGTTATATCTGTAGGTCAGGCTGCATATAAAGATGCAGACAAGTTTCCAGATGGACCATACTGTAAAGAAGGCGACTTTGTAATATTCAGATCTTATTCTGGAACAAGGTTTAAGCTCAGAGGTGAGGAATTTAGATTAATCAATGATGATACAGTAGAGGCTGTTGTTGATGACCCTAGAGAATATACGAGGATATAATGGAAAATACAGCAGAAAGAATGGAAGAAGAAATACAAGTAGACGATAATATTGAGCAAACTAAAGAACAGCAGATACAGTTGTTCCAAGATAAAGATCCAGTAGAAGTAGAAATTGTAGATGACACACCTGAGAAAGACAGGAACAAACCTAAAAGATCAGAGAACGTGCCACCACAGATACCTGATGATGATGAGATAAAATCATATTCTGGTGATGTACAAAAAAGAATTAAACAACTCAAGTATGAGTATCATGAAGAAAGACGGCAAAAAGAAGAAGCCAAACGAGTTAGTGATGAGGCTGTAAAAGCTGCACAGAAACTTGTAGATGAGAATAAAAAATTAAGAAAAACACTTGATGATGGCGAAGGTATACTTGTAGAGCAGGCTAAAGGTAGAGTTGAAGCACAGCTTGCCAAAGCTAAACAAGAATACAAAGATGCTTACGAAGCAGGTGATCCAGACAAGCTCATTGAAGCACAAGAAAAATTAAGTAATGTACAGAATGAAAAATATAGGGTAGATAATTATAAACCCCCAGTTAGAGCAGCAGAGCCTGAGGCTCTTCCTCCGCAACAGGCCGCTGCTCAAACAAAAGTTAAAGAGCCAACTGGTAAAGATAAAGAGTGGCTAGACAAAAACAATACTTGGTTTAATGTAGATGGATATGAAGAGATGACGGGTTATGCCCATGGTCTTCATGCAAAGCTAGTAAAAGCAGGAGTTAATCCTTTACTTGAGCCAGAAGAATATTATCGTAGAGTAGATACATCTCTTAGAGCAGCTTTTCCAAACTACTTTACTAAAGATGATACAACAGACAAGCAGATTGTTGAGACACAAGAGGTAGAGGCACCTCAACGACCTGCTGGTAACGTGGTTGCCCCGGTTAATCGAAGTGCAAAAAAACCACGCAAGGTGCAGTTAACCTCTACCCAAGTCGGACTCGCAAAGCGTCTTGGGCTTACCCCTGAACAATATGCGCAACAATTATTGAAGGAGTCAGTAAATGGCTAACAGAGACCCACGCACACTAGATACAAGAGAAAATACAGAGCGTAAGGCTACATGGAAAAGACCATCTGCTTTACCTGATCCAGCGCCCCAAGAAGGTGTGGAGTATCGATGGATACGCACATCTGCACTAGGTCAGGCTGATATGACAAATGTATCTGCTAAATTTCGTGAGGGATGGGAGCCAGTTAAGTTAGAGGATCATCCAGAATTGAAGGTTCTTCCTGATGTTGACTCAAGATTCAAAGGTAATGTAGAGGTTGGAGGATTGCTACTTTGCAAGAACTCAACAGAAATGATGGATTCAAGAAGAGACTTTCAACAAGGGCAGGCTAAATCACAAATGCAGGCTGTCGATAATAGTTTCATGAAGGAATCCGACCCCCGTATGCCAGTTCTCAAACCAGAGAAAAGCACACGCACTTCGTAATGTAACAATAAATTAACCGAAGAGGTAAAAATGAGCAGCATAGCAGCACCATTTGGACTTAACCCAATCGGTAGACTCGACACAGGTTCATTAGAGGTATTTAGACAGTACCCTATTAAATCTGGAGAAAGTACAGCTATAGTCAAAGGCGACATCGTTCAGTTAGTAAATGCCAGTAATGCAACAACAATTGCAAAGGTGACAGCAACTATGGACGCTTCAGCAACTGACTTATGTGGTATTTTCATGGGTTGCCGATTTACAGATCCAAATACAAATCAGTTGACTTTTAGTCAACACTTTCCAGCAAGCACTGTAGCATCTGATGCTATGGCGTATGTAGTAGATGATCCAAACGTATTATTTACAATACAAGCGGATGGAGCATTTTCTAATGCAAGAGATATCTATGGTAAAAACGCACCTGTGGTACAAGGAACCGCTAATACAACATTGGGTATTTCCCGTGTTTCATTAGACGCTTCTGAAATATCCACAACAGCAACTGATGGTATCAAAATAATAGACTATCTAGGCGGTGACTTAGGTGATGAAAAAGGAAGTAACTTTCCAATATTGGTTTGCAAATTCAATTATCATCAACTTTCATCAACTAGTGGCGCAGCTTAGGGAGATTGTTAAATGGCTATTTCAAGAGCGCAACTCCTTAAAGAGTTGTTACCGGGTCTTAACGCATTGTTTGGCTTGGAATATGAGAAGTATGAAGATGAACATACTGAAATATATGAAGTAGAAAACTCAGAGCGTAGCTTTGAAGAAGAAGTCAAATTGTCAGGCTTTGGGGCAGCCCCAGTAAAGCCAGAGGGTTCGGCTATTTCTTATGATTCAGCGCAAGAGTCATTCACTTCAAGATACAACCACGAAACTGTGGCTATGGGCTTTTCAATAACAGAAGAAGCAATGGAAGATAATCTTTATGATTCATTGTCTGCTCGTTATACAAAAGCACTAGCAAGAGCAATGGCTTATACAAAGCAGACTAAAGCTGCTTCATTGCTTAACACAGGCTTTGACACATTCACTAGTGGCGATGGTGTAACATTGTTTAACACAGCACACCCAACAGTGGCTGGTGGTAACAATAAAAATAGATTGTCAACAAATGCTGACTTGAACGAGACTTCTCTAGAACAAGCGGTTATTGATATTGCAGCTTTCGTAGACGAAAGAGGCTTGTTAATTGCTGCAAGACCTAGAAAACTTATCGTTCCACCAGCGCTAATGTTTGTTGCAACTAGAGTGTTACAATCAGAGCTAAGAGTTGGAACAGCAGATAACGACTTAAACGCAATCAGAACCAATGGATCTATCCCAGAGGGTTTTGCTGTTAATCACTATTTAACAGATACAGATGCGTTTTTCTTGACAACTGATGTTCCTAACGGAATGAAGATGTTCGTGAGAACACCTATGTCTACATCAATGGATGGGGATTTCAACACAGGCAATGTAAGATACAAAGCCCGTGAGAGATACTCATTTGGTGTGTCAGACCCTCTCGGAATGTTTGGTTCACCGGGAGCATAAACCCCTAAAAGGGAGCTGTTCCTTTCCGGCTCCCTTTCTTTTAACCCTTGACTGCATTAGCAGACATTTGCCACGACAAGGAGATTAGACATGGCTAATACAACTTTCTCAGGTCCAGTCCGTTCTGAGGGTGGTTTCACCACTATAAGCAAGAACGCTACAACTGGAACAATCACAACTCAATCAAGTATTAATTCTAGTGGATTTGCATCTTTAGATGCTAATAAACTTACTACAGAAGCAGGAGCTGGTATCACAGGTGGTACTGGAACTATTTATAGAAGCTCTGTAATAAGAG